ACCACGCATAAGCTGTGTAAATTCTTGTAGCTTTATATTAGATAATCTTATTTTAGCGTTGCGTAAAGCAGCATATCTATCTTTTTTATATCTTTGTACTAAATATTCTGGTTGATTAGCTCTTGTTGATACAATGTTGTATAATATACTTTTATACATAGCATCTTCAGCCATTTTAGGAACTTTAGTGTCTAGGTCATAAGCAAGTCCATCAGAAATGTATTCTAATACAACTAATCTATCTAATAAATTACTAGAAAAAGTAAACTTGCCTTCTCTTTCATCAATACCAAACCAACCGTTTGCTTGTGACAATGTTGGGTCTAAACCATATAATCTACCCCAATTCCAAGGTCCATTTAAACTCCATAAGTCTGGGTTAGCATAGCCATAGTAATCAAAATCACGATACCATTCACCATTTAATAATTTAGTGTTAGCTTCTTTCCATCTAGCTTCTGTTATAGAAGTACCTTCTATGTTTTCGCCAAAGTTATCTTGAGTTGGAACAGCTTGCTCGTCTTGTATAAAAGTATAATATGGATCTGTAGTTAAATTATTAGCTGGATATATAGGTCTTTTTACGCCTAATTGATCTATGTAGCAAAAGCTAACATAGTTTACATAATCTTGTGGTATTATTAAAGATAACGTTGAAGGCACAGTTAATTCAGATGATTTAATACTTTTTAATGTATCATAACTAAATTCTTGTAAACTTCTTTTTGCAAAGAAAACAACATCAGATTTTTTACATGTCTGTATAACTTTACCATCTCCAACATAACCAACCATAAAGTTGTTTACAATATCATTAAGTTTTACATATTCATATCCACCATAATTATTTTCTACAGCTTCACCATAAGCGTCATTATTTCCATACTTACCACCATCTAGTTTTTTAAGTTGCACTACTACAAAAGTTCCAGCTGCTGGAGCAACTGTAAAAGTAATAGTATTATTTACAACTGTGTATGCTAATATATATTCTGTAAAAGTACCTGGAAAACCTGTGGCACTTGTATATAGTTTAAAATTATTTAAAGCATACAATTCATTATTAGGGTCCCAAGCATTAGTACCTCCAAAAACTAAGTCCGTGTCAAAAGTAGTTGTTACAGTTTCAGGTAATCTAAAGCCTTGCGCGCCTTGATAATATTGTGCGTTTGTTTCTGTTATTTTAGACATTATGATTTTTCATTTTGTAGTTCTTTCTGTTGTTCTTGTTGAGCAACTTGTATAACTGTTGGATCATTTATTATAACTCCAGCATACTTTAATATACCTATTATTAAATTAGTTTGTTCTGATATATCTAATTCAAAATCAGTTGAAGAAGCAGGAGCTGGATCATATATATATTGACCAGCACCACCAACAGTGAATCCCCATACAGGAGGTGTTGGCTTAAATAATACATTTACATTTACACTCACGGGTAAAGGTGAAATTGTTATTGACGCTCCACTTGTAGAAGCAACTTCATTTTTTTGAGTAAAACCTATTGGATATTGTTTGGTAGGAGCAGTTAATCTAGATCTAATAATTACGTTATAATCATTTCTATCAACTATATCAACGATAGAATCGTATCTTGGTCCATCGTTTTGAGGACTTGTAGTATTGTATGTAGCTATTATGTCGCCTATATTATAAATAGTTTCAGCACCAGCATACTGCCAAGTGCCACCATTTACTGTAAAAGCAACTTCCTTTTCAAAAGGATATAATTTATAAGCTATATTTTTATTAATATTAAAAAATTCAGTGTTATTTTCTGAATTATTTTGAACTTGACGGTTTGATTGATTACCATCTGGAAAATATGAATTAAATATTTCTTCTTGCACTTGAGCACCCAAGCTATTAAACTCCTGTGGAGTTAAATAACCTCTTTGTTCTTTGTTCAATATGTACAAGACTGTAGTATATACTGTATTTACATTTACCGCCATTATATTTTTTTTATTATAATACAGAGGCAACAAGCGTTGCCCCTATATTATTATCACTTGTTAATTTAGTTTTTTATCTATAGATTTATAGATTTCAACACCTTCATCAGTTTTCAAGAAAGACGCAAATGCCGAGTATGGATTTTCATCAAACGGTACATTCATTAACTTTCTATTATTTGAACCCCAATAAAATGTTCTTTGGTCTTGCGACAATGTTATAACACCAGCTTCTTCAGCTCTAATAGCTAAGTTTCTAAGCATTACATTTTCATCTCTAGCTAATTCAATAAATAACTTTGGATTTCTTTTAGCGAATAAAAGTAAATCTCTTTTTATTTCTTTAGAGCTCATTAGACCAACTTTAGATCCTAGTTCAACTCTCATTATTGCTTCTGCTTGATCAATATCAATTGTTCTAGCAGCGTTTAAAGCATCGATCTCCCACTCAATAGTTTCAAGTTCATCTTCTGCATTTTGAACTGGTTTAAATTCAGTATACATTTTATCTTTTAAAGGGTGATATAGACTTAATAGTTTTTGTAAAGCAATGTTTCTTGCTGGTACATCAAGTCTACCATCTCTAAAAATAATATGCCCAAGAGTTGCTTCTCCTTTTTGCTCATCTGCAAGTGGTGAAGACATATTGGTAGCATATCTTATTTCTCTTTGTTTCTGTGTTTTTGGATCAAACCATAATAAAGCATGTTTTCTTGTATGCTTACCTGGTATTGTCAATGTTAAAGGTGTTTTATTTCCTTTTAATAGATATGTTCTATCTTTTACTTCCCATTCAGGTTTTACAACCTTAGGTGTTTCTTTTTTAGGTTCTGCAACAGCCACTGGCTCTTCTATAACCTTTTCTTCTTTTTTCTTTTTTGTCATGATATAATAAAATTAAATAAGTTAAAGGTATATGGGCGCCGAAGCGCCCTTACCTTATAAAAATTACACTCCTTTGAATAATACAAAGTTGTTAGCAGCTTGTGTTACTAAACATCTTTCTGATAGGAAGTTGATTTCCATAGCATCAAGAGTTGAAGTAAACGCACCACCTGCAGAACCAGTCACCCAAGACTTCATTCTTCTATCGTCAGCTTGAGAAGCTCTATATCTAACGTGTAAGAAAGGTCTTCTGATGTTAGTTCCTAAAACTTGATCATAAACTGTAGAAGTTCCAGCTGGTACTAATACACCTTCGATTGAGTTAATACCTGTAACAGCACCTCTTGTAGAAGCATCGTTTAAGTATTTCCAATCAGTTTTGTAAAAGTCATAAGAACCTCTTCTAAATCCTGAGAAACCTAAGTTAAGTGCCATTTCTTCTGAATTTTCAAATAATCCATAAGCAACACCACCTTGTCCACCAGCAGAAATGCTAGCTAGCATGTCATCAAAATCTAGAGCAGTTTGTCTTTGTAAGAAAAGCATGTTTTCTTCGATAGCTCCTTGAGTATCTAGGTTTTTAAGAATTTCATCAAAATCAGAAATACCAGTTGCAGCAGTAAATCCTACTTCAACATTACCTCTTCCTTCGATAGCAGCAAATAAACCTTCAGTACCTGGTAACTTGTCGATTTGATAATCACCAGCACCTGCAGCAACGTTTAATTCACCTTCAACACATACCATTTCTAGGTAGTCTTCGAATCTTAATCTAGTTTCAGACTCAGCTTTTAAATACCATAAGTATCCAGAAGCACCATCTTCAGTAGCAACTTCAACCCAACCGATTTGCGCCATATCAGAACCATTTACTACGTATTGGTTTCTAATAATAACTGGTGAGTTAGCATATTGCGTGAAAGAAGGATCAACAGAAACTCTAGCTGCGTCAGCACCTGTTCCAACAGTTGATCTTCCTTTACTGTATGCAGAACCGTAAACAAATACTTTAAGACTTCCAGAATTAAAGTTATTTGCAAGAGTATACTGAACACCGTCCCATGCTTGTACTGTAATAGCACCAACACCAGGTCCACCAGCTGTTACACCAGTAACAATTGCTTTTCCTGAAGCGCCAGTACCTGTATCTAATACAACTACAGTGTCATTTATAGAGATAACCATGTTCTGACCAGCTGTAGCACTTAATGTTAAAATAGTACCAGCACCGTTTGCAGTCATGTTATCATATGAAATATGTAATCTATTTTGCTCAGACCAGATTACTTGATCAGAGGTCATTGGCATTTCTGCACCGACCATTCTTAAAAATCCAGATAACGTTCTGTTTCCATAACGCTCTACTTCAGCTTCGTAGACCTCTGGTAAATACTGTTGGATAAAATCATTAGCACCTCCAGTGTTGAACTTTAAATAATTGCTATTTAAAAGCTCTTGCTTCTGAGATGGTAATATTGTTCCAAACTGTGGAGTTAATGTACCCATAATTAATAAATTTTAAATTAGTTAAACTTTCTTGTTTTTATTTTAAGTTTTGTAGAGTCCGCACCACTAATCGATTTTACTTTCATTCCACCGATGAAAACTTCACCTGTATTACCTTGTCTGGCTTTTACATCAGAAAGGTTTTTAGATTTGTTAACTACATCCTTAACGGCATCAGCTTTACCTTGTTCGTAAAAATGAGTAGCGATTCTATCTACGTTTTCAGCAGCATACATTGCTTTATGATAACCAGCCGGGTCTACTACACTACCATCTGCGTCTAGGAACTTCCCTATCAGATTGTTAATGTTTGATTGGTTTTCTGCAACTGCATCACGATTTTGTATGTTATACTTATACTTTTTACCTCCAACTTCAAAATCAAAACCTTTGAATTGATCGCTGAAAAGCTGTTGAGTACTTTGTTTAAACTGCGTGTGTAGTTGCTCAGCCTGTTCTTGCTGTTTATTGTAACGATTGAAAAAGTCCATTGCTTTTTGTTGCTCTTGAGTTACACCAGGACGTAATTTAATTTCGTCATAGTATTTATCTTTCAAACTATCTAGATACGTTCTAGCTTTAGCAACTTCTTCTTTAAATGCTAACTTTTTCTTTCGTATATCTCTTTCCTCATCAACATCTGTATCCCATGTAAAATCTTCTAAAATAAGATCTACATCTTCAGCGTCTAAATGAGGTTTATTTTTTTTATAATATTCTTTTAACAATGCTTTTTCATCGATGTTACTGTAATCAGCGTTTAATCTAACATAATCTTCTACAGTACCACCTGTTTCTTTCATAAAGCTAACAAGTTTTTCTACATTTTCAGGTAAATCTACAGCTGGTTGTTCAACTGGTTTAACTTCTGGTTGCTTTACTTCTTGTTTAACTTCCTCTTCTTCAGTTACTTCTTGGATCGGAGAAAACCCTTCAGTAGTCTCGTTGGACTCTTGTACAGGTTCTCCCACCTCTGTGCTATCTCCGGATGGTTTTTCCACAGATACCTTCTCTGTTTCTCCGATTTGAATGGCATCGTCTTCTTTTTTAATTTCTTCGTTTTTAATTTCTACCTTTTTAACATCAGGTTCCACTTCTACTAAAGGCTCTTTAATATTCACCTTTGGTATTTCTTGTTCTTTATTACCTAATTGTTTTGGTTTTCTAGGTTTTGATTTACCTTTTAAAGTAAATTCACCTTCTTGCTTCACCTCTACGGCTGCTTTTGTGTTTGACATAATATAATATAATTAAATAGTTAATACTACATGAAAGGCGACATGTCTAGTCCTGATTCAGCTTCAAAATCTATAGCTGGGCTATCTGTTTGTCTTTGCTGTATCATTTTACTCTGTTGAGTACCTTCCATTTTTATTCTTTTATCTTTACGATCTTCTATTTCTTTTTCTTTTTGTTTTTGATTTGAAACTTCTAATTGTTTAAGTTCCATATCGTTTTTATGTTGCTGCATTATTTTTTGTTGATCTAATTGTGCTTGCAGCTGCATACGATCTTTTTCAAACTCACTCTTAGCTTTTTCATATTCTACATTAGCACCAGATATAGCTTGTTGTTTTTGTACTTCTGCCATAGCTGTTTTTTCTGCTGCTTGTGATTGAGCCTCTGCTTGAGCTTGAATATTTGCTTGTTGTGCTAATTGATCTTGTTTAGCTTTTTCTTTACGTTTTACTTTTAACATTTGATTAGCTAGTTTAAGATTTTTAATTTGTCTTAAATCAATAGCATCTTCAACATCAATGTTTTTAGCTTGTAAAGCTATTTGTATATTAGCTTCTAATTGTTGTTTTTCTTCTTCATCTGGTTCTAATTCTAAGAAAATACCAAAGTCGTGTAAATTAAGATTAACAACTTCATCCAATGTTTTAATATTATACGTTGATATAGAGTTCTGTAATGATGCTCTAGTTAATGGAAACTCCAGTGCATCAGCTACTTTTAAGCTAATATTTTCTGACAATTTAAGCGTTAAAAATAAACTAGATTGTACAATATGTCTAGTTGCTACATTTGATGCGTTAGCGGCTAGTTTCTGCAATCCTACAAGCGTGTTACGGTCTGGTAAACTACCATCTCTAGCTTCATTTAACCCCGTCACGTCTCTTATCATCTGTAAATAGTATTGATAAGTTTGTATAAGACTTTGTATTTTACCAGCACCTGTACCAGAATTAAGTTCTTGTATTGGAACTTTACCTGGGTTCATATCACCTTCTTGTGTTAATGATCTACCAACAATACTACCAGTTT